GGTTATACGCGACTTGTTCAAAGTCTTCGTAACGATCCCGCGCTTCTTCTTCACGGTCCTTATAGGACTCCAAAAGAGCCGCTTGCTGCTGTGCGGCCTCGCGCTGTGCCAGTAGTTCCTGAGCGCGCTGGTTAGCCAATGCTTCCGCATAATGCTGAGCGTTCTCAAAATCATCCGGCGCAGGTGGAGGTGCGACAGGCTGTCTGGCCTGTTGCTCCGCAAGCCGTTGGGCCTGCTCTCTTTCCCATTTACGCTGTTCTCTTGCAAGGCGCTTGCTTACAATCGCGTCCAACTCTTCTTGAGAGAACGATTTTGTAAACTGCTGTTCCTCCGGCGTCGTCTCAGCAGATTCCGGTGCCGCCGTAGCTCCCGGTTCCGGCGCGGGGCTGATTTCCGCTACAGCCTGTTCTTCATCGCTCACGCGATTCTCCTTTTACCTAGCTATCCGGCTAGTCGGTAACTGTTGATGTTAAACGGTCTTGATTTTACTGTCAATAACGCCTTATCTAGCTTCCAAATCAGCTATACGGCTTTCGGCGGCGTCTAATGCCGCCGAAAGTTCCTGAATAGCTTTCGTCAGAAGCGAAACCATATTTGAGTAAAGAACGCCTTCGGGTCGATCTTGTTCGTCGTAGAGCATTATTTCTGTAAGCCCTAATGTATCGATCTCTTCTGCTACGAACCCTATATTTTCACGTGTCTCGCCGTTAAATTTGAACAATACAGGCCGCAGTTGATTTACGACATCAAGGCCTTTGTTATAGTCAGCTATATCGTATTTGTACCTCAGAGACGAACTAGACGCCTTTAGGTCGCCATTCGTGTCAAATCCTATAGCCGTGATAGTTCCGGCAGCCGGTCTATTAGTATATCTGATAGTGCCGTTTGAATGGAGCGTTGTGGCCGGCGCGTTCGTGCCAACGCCGAAATTGCCTGTTGCAGAATTGACGTAGCTGTCGCCCGCGCTTCTTATAGCGCCCGTTAGCGTTCCAGAACCATTTCTTACGGCGAGTTCCATATTGTTGCTAACGTCTACATAAAGACCGCTCTCGTTGCTAACGCCCGCTGAATGGGCTCGGATCGCCCATTGCGCGCTGGCTGCGGCGGCTTGAACGACGAATCGTCCGCCTGTTGTAGTAGAGGTACCGACGGCGACATTTCCTGAATTAGCAAATCTCGCCAATTCTGTAGCGCCATTATTTCCTGCTTGAAGGACAATATCCGCACCTGTCGTCCCTACGCCAGACGTAGAGCGGAGCGTGAGCGTAGAAGTCGTGCCTGTTCCGCCAATAGCAAGTGGCGCGATAATGCTAGTGGTAAACGTGGGTGTAGTGCCAAAAACAAGCGCTCCAGAACCAGTTTCGTCTGAAATAACACCAGCAAGTTGCGCCGATGTCGTAGACGCAAACTGATCCAAAGTTCCTCCAGTGTAAGCGACTGTGCCGCCGGTACCAAAAGCTACTGAGCTAGAATCTGTACCTGTAAAAGTTAACGTATTATTCGCGGTTAATGTTTTATTGTTTGCAATCGTGAGCGTGGCCGCAGTTGCGGGCGCAGTCAGCGCTATTTTATTGATAGAGGTCGCTGTAGCAACGCCGAGCGTAGGCGTCACAAGCGTCGGAGAATCCGACATATAAGTTTTTAACTGGGCGGCCGTTGTTTTGACCGGCCCGACACCAGCAGTCTGCACATTCGGAACAATGTCAGTGGCGGAAACCGCAGCGCCCGCCGCAAGATTGGAAATGCTGGTATTTGCCATTTTATGCCTCTTGCAGCAAGTAGCTGGTATTATCTTCCATCATCAGGAAGTAAACATTATCTTCCAATAATATGCCGTTTGTGAGAATCGGCGGAGGTGTGCTTTCGGATAACTCGACAATAATCGGGCCTGTTCCCGCGCCCCAAGGATCGGGGCGGTTCCAGATTGCGATTTCGACCTGATTAGCGTCGCGAACACGAATCATGCGTAATAGCTTACGTTGATTTTAGCCGAAGCCGTCTGTTCAATGAACTTGATACGATTCAAATCGCCGTCATAGCTGAGATATGATCCAGCCGCTACAGGCATACCGACTGAAGCTGTCGGGTTCGTGCCGTCATCACGCCAACGAATACCCTGCGTCTCAGGAACGATAAGAGCCAGCGTAGCGCCTTGTGGCGGCGTCAGGCCAGCAGCGGCGCTAAGCGACGTGATCTGCTGATAGCCCAAGCAGACAGTGGTAGATTTCAAACCCATAATGCCCTCGTTAGGCTAGGAATTTCAATTTATACAACGTAGACAGATATAAGTCCACGATGCCATCGATAATGTTTTGAATCGCGCTGTCGTCTTTATACTCTTTACGAGCTTCTTCAATCTCTTTCAGAGAATCTTCAAGAAATTCAACGACATTGTTTGTTTTTTTAGCCGAATGCAGCGTGATCGGCCCGATCAGGCCGTATCGGCCCTGATAGGCTTCCGCCAAATCGTCGGCTAGGTCGATGATTTTTTCGTAAAAACCACCCAAAGCCTTGTGTTTTGCGTAAGAACGCGTGTTCAAATGCACGGAATGGGTCACATCCCGCGCCAGAAACAAATGCCCGATTAGATCCGCGCAGCTCATTGACCCATCTCCGGTATTTCTCTCATTGGCATATTGCCCGGCACAATGTCACCCATATCCATAGCCGCCGCGATGGTGCCCTGCACGATGTCCTGCACCTGTTCGGGCGTCATAGCCGCCGAAGTGGCCGAAATGCGCTTGGTCTCAGCTTCATAAGCCTTGATTTGGCTGTTTTGCTCGTCAATCGCCAATTTCTGCATCTCATAGGACTGCATAAGCTGCTGGATCTGGGCGGTCGTCTGTTCCATCTCCTGCGCCATCTGCTCCATCTGCATACGCATGGCCTGCGCTTCCGGCGATTCGTCGGTATCCTGAAGCACTTTCGGGTCGAGCATCTTCTCAAACCGCTTGGCCATTGTCTCCGCGCCCGGCCAGTCCATGTTCTTGACGAACAGATCGCCCGCAACTGACCACAGCGCCGGATTTGTCTGGAGGATCTGGCCCATCGTGTCCATGGCCTCTTGCTTACGGGTCATGTAGCTGGGGCCAGACGACACCTGCACATCGTAGGTGCCGACGTTTGGGTTGTAGATCTTAGCGATCTCAATGCCTTCTTCGTTGACGATTCTGCGCACGGCCTCCGGCTGGGCCGGATTGATGCGCGCCATGCCAACTTCGCCGTCAACGCCGATAATACGAGCGACGCGTTGCGTGTCATAGATCTTCGGGATCATGTCGACGAGCTGACGCGCGACATATTTTACCGCCCGCGCGAGGTTGTCGACATAATGATAAGTAGACGTGTCGCCTTGCCGCTCCCGAGCGAGGATCGCACGACCCGTCCGCTCGTTGGAAGTCGCCCCAATGCTACTATCGTACTGGCCAGTGGTCGACTTGATGTCTTCGCCAGCCCCCATCTTGGCTTGAATAAGGCCCGTTTGAGCCATCGGAGGCTGGGCGCGTTCAGGTAGCGGTAGCGGGTTGCCGGCTCCGTCGGTAACATCGGGATTGACCTCCAGATACGGCCAGTTGTTCGTATTGGCCGTCTTCCAGTTGGTTTCGTAGCCTTCGAACTGGCCGCCATAGCCGATAAACGGCGCTTTGGGGGCCAGAGCGAGCATTTCCGCTTCTTGGCTGACCCAGTAGTTATACATACGCTGCGCGTCTTTAGCGTTACGCACCAGCCCGCTAATGTAGATCTGACCGTCGACCTCGAACTCATTGCCGATCACGCGGATTACGGGGATATATTTACCCGCCCACTCACGCTCCTCTAACACCTCATAGCCGTTGGTCTTGATCCACATGATCTTGCGGCGGTCGCTCTCACGGCTGCGCAGCGGTTTGCCATAAGCCGCTTTCAGACGCTTATCCTCCGGCGTGCCATCGAACGCCGTGATGTTGTCCGGATAAAGATTGAGCTTGGCGCGCTTTGTATCGACGTAAAAATACTCCGCGATGCGGACTGTTTCTTGGCTGACCCACATGCTGAGCGTCTGATCGCCCACGCCCTGCGACATCATGCCGGTCACAGGCGTCGCGTCGGGATACATGCGCTCGTATTCAGCCTTCGGAATGTCTTCCGTGATGAAGCAATAATTCGCGTCCTGACCGCACGGGTCCTGAATCATCGGGTCCATGTAGACCGAAAAAGAACTGCGCACCCGAGCGATGCGGATGTCTTGCTCGAACGAGTCTTCTTTGCAGTATTCCGTCAGGATGCGGATATAGCCTTCGCCGTATGTGACCTGATTATCGCAGGCCGTGTCATAGGCAACATCGGCGTCGGACATATACTCAATGTGCCGCACAATACCGTCGAAGATCTCCGCGACCTCAGGGTCGGCGTTCTCATCGGCCGGGATGACCCGCGCAGTCGGACGGTTCTGGCGTTGCTCGTTCGTCACGAGACGCACATGCTGCGGTAGCTTGTTGATCGTCAGGCACGGGCGTGCGTTGATCGTCTGGCCCTGCACCGCGCCACGCGTCGCCAGCACGTCCGCCGGCCATTGCCACGCGTTGTCCGGCGAACCCGCCATGAAGCGCAGATCGTCTAACTCGTCTTCGCGCGAGTCCGAATAGGCCGCCATCGCCACCGTAAAGCGGTGACGCATGGTCGCCAGACGGTCATCGTCTGGGTTGTCGGAGACTTTGCCAGCGGCAATTACGTCATCAGAAGCCATTACATATCCTGCCGCTGTTCTTGGCGGGCCAATATCTTAGCCGCTATTCCAGCGCCTATCGGGCCCATTAGACCGTATTTACGCATAATTTCAACCAATTTGTCGTCATTGACAACGTAATTGAATGTTTTATTCGCCGCGCCACGCGATCCAGCGTCTTGATACCGGATGCCTGGAATGCCCTGAGATTGTAAATACGCGGCGACTTCTTTTTGACCGCCCTCCATAAAATCAGGCATTAAAGAATTTTCATGTGTGTGTTTTACAAGGAGTGAGTGTAACTCTTGGCCGTTAAAAGCTGATAAGTCTGGGCTGTATCCGGCCCTATCTAATCTATCTTCTAACTCGGCGCGTAGTTCAGGATTCATTTTATCAAGTAATTCTTTTCCGGCTTTTTGTTCACCTAAAGGTGTATGCCAATCAAGAAAATCTTCAGGATTTGCTTTAATATTCACCTCATACATACGTCCTTTTGTGGGGACAAAATCTTCTGGGTTCAATGTTCTAGCAAACTTAGTTCCTTCAATATATTTTTGCACATACCCTGCGCGTTTATCTTTCATATGCGCCGGGGCTGACTTAAAACGTTCCATTGCATCCTGCGCATATTTCAACTGAGTCTGCTGAATTTTAGAGACAGCTTCGGCAGGCGACATACCTTCAAATTTTATGTCGTGCATGATTTCCGCTATAATCTCATTTTGCGGATTGACTTTCGAGACATCAGCGGATGGCGGCATAAGTTCCTGTAATGTCGCGCCTTTATATTTTGGGTATGACAATTCATTCCGGTATTGCAGCGCTACAGGCTCATGTTCGGCAAAATACAGCCCGTGTCCATAGACTTGTGCGCCTTCCCCCGTGCCGATCTTGCTAATGTCAAAACGTGGGAAGTCGTGTGGCGTCCCATGATACGCCCGTATGCCCTTGACCACGTCCTGCGCGATGGCCTGCTCTGCTCTAGCCGCGACATTAGCGCCGGGCAGCGGCAGCATGGCCATGATCGCGCCCTTGGTGTCGCCGGCGCGGGCGGCCTCTTGGCCTTGTAGCACGTTGCCGGTGCCGGGCAGGTAGCCCAGTATGTCCGCAATACCTGTTGCAAACTGGCGACGTTCCGGCGACGGACGTGTGTTACCCATCAGATAGGCCGCGATCTGCTCCTTCCATGACGGCTCATACGGCCGCAGCATGGCGTTACGCGGTTCAGGAGCGAGCGCGTTGACAGGCATTATTTCTTTTTCTTAGCCGCGGCGCGCTTCGTCGAGTAGGCGATAGCCACGGCTTGCTTCACCGGCTTGCCAGCCTTCACTTCGGCGGCTACGTTCTTACGGAACGCCTGCTTTGAGGTGCTTTTAACGAGAGGCATTACGTCACCTGTTGCACAGTTAGAATAACGGAAGGCGTTTCAGGCCGCGCTGGATTTGTGCCTGCGGCGGCATACCACATCTCAACATTAGAATCCGAACTATACCAATATAATTCGTAATAGTCATTGGCTGTTGAGTTAAGAAAAAAATTCCACGCTGCGACAGCTTTACCGTTATTATTCGCAATACTTATCTGTGTAGTCGTCTCAGGAACATTATTGCCGTTTTTCTTCAGCCATATTTCAACAAGAGAAAGACCGCCCCCGCCGCCGCCGCGAGAGAATTGCGAAGAAAACTGTAGATTATATACGCCTGTGCGAGGTAGCGTAATCCGTGTATCGCTGACTATGGATATGCCGTTAGCAAATTCAGTCGTGCGGAATTTCATTGCGTTACCGGCTGGCGGAATAAGCCCTACGCCAACATTTGTCTGGGTATTATTATCTTCAAACGCGCCGTAATACATGCCAGTAGCCAGAGACACTACGGGCATTTGTTTAGTCACGCCGCCTTGCACGACGGCCAGCGTTTCAGTGCCAACCAGCGGGATTGTCGCCGTTGAAAGAGGTGTCAAATCGAATTGTGGCGCGACAATAGCAGGCGTAACAATCCGTGAGTTCAGAAGATCCTGATCTCGATAAGCGACGCCGATAGCTTGTGTGTCGCCCACTTATTTCTTCCTCGTCTTAGCAGACTCTTTGAACGCCTTGGCTGTTGGTGCGCCTTTAGCCCCAACTTTACGCATCTTCTCGCCTGAACCGGCTGCGATGCGTGCTTTTTTAGCGTGTATGTTGGCGTATAGCCCTGGCTTACTTGCCACAGTTCCACCTCTTCATACTAGCTTTAGCGCGGTCAGCGTTCTTTGATTTAGCAACGACGCCGCCCATGCGGGCGCAAAAGCTGGCCTTACGGCCCTTGTCGGCCTCGCTCTTAGGATTGGGAGCCGGCGGCTTGAGCTTGCTGCCCGTGGCGGCGTTATACTTAGCTCTGCCCTTGGCCGTCAGCCCCGCGCCAGCTTTCGTCGACAGCTTCTCGCCGCGACCAACAGACAGCGATACCGACTTCTTGGCCATTAGTGCCCCATCCAACCTGAAGATGCTGTGCCTCCACCATAGGACATGCGTGGCCTATTGTCCACTGGCCTCGCCTCGCGGTGCGCCACAGGATACGCGAACGTCACGGCGATAGCGTCGGCGGCGTCAGGGCTGGCTAGACCACGCGCCTTCATGTCTTTCTTGCTTTCTAGGAATATAGTCCCTTTACTGTCGGGCTTCATCATGGGGCCGGTCAGGTCGGACTTTAGGAAGCGGTCGTTTGGTATGCTGGCGGTCTTCAGCCACTCCCGCATGGCGTGCCACATCTCAGCCCGCTTGTTCCCGAACATGACCGGCTTCGTCGAGCGCATACCGAAATTGACGCCCCGGATCTTATAGCGTTGCTCCTTTAGCCGGTCGACCACGCCCGCGCCTAGCCCGCCCTCGTCGATCACGACTAGCGCGGGCCTGAACTCTTCGATGATCTCGATTACGCGGCCCACGACCTCCATGGTGTCGTCGCCGCGGTAGCGCCGGATTCCGATGATGTCGCGGCCCTGCCGTATAGCGATGACCGTAGCGTCAGCGCCGAACCGCGCCGGGTCGACGCCGACCACTATCGGTGCCGTCTGATCCTTCTGTGGCGGCCGTGTCTGCGCGTCCATGACCAGTGACGACGGTATGAACTGGTCATCCGATGCGTTCGGGAAGGCTCCGTAGACCTCGACGTGAGCCTGAGCGCTGTCGGGGCCGTATTCGTCGATAATCTGCTGATAGACTGCCTTATCAGTTCCCTCCACG